TTATTCGCTGCCTGACTTCAGTCCGGGCCGTGAAAGATTCCCGTCATAGTCTGCCAAGTACGAGCCGTAATTACGGAACAGCATATCCGGTCCCTTATGTCCCATCTGCTTACACAACCAGAACAGGTTAACGCCCGCGCTGATATGCATCGTCGCGAACGTGTGCCGGGTCTGGTAGGGATTACGGTACCGGATTTTTGATGCCCTCATGATGTGTCGCCACGCTTTCTGTCGAATGTCGCCCGAACCGGACCAGGGCTGTCCGTTGCTCGGGTCCTCAAAGACAAATTCACTCTTCATCAGCGTAAACTGTTTCTGTTCGTTCAGTGCCTGGATTGCCTCGTCATTGAGTTCAATTTTGCGGGTACCGGATTTGGTTTTAGTACCTTTGAATATGCCTTCAACGATGGCGTTCTGAACAAAAGCAGTACGTTTATGAAAGTCGATGTCTGCCCATTTCAGTGCGCACAGTTCAGATGGCCGGACGCCGGTATTGAATGCAAACTGAAATGTAGTTTTCCACTGAAGGTATTTGCAGTTCAGGTAGATGATCCGTATCTCGTCTGGTGTGAAAGGGTCCACCTCATACTCTTCTGTATTGCCGGACTCGACAGAAAAATAACGCGACGCGCTGATATGGGCGACAGGGTTATCCGGTATAAGGCCATCTGTAACGGCTTCATCGATGGCGCTGCGAAGGAACGACAGCCGGTTGCGGATAGTCTTTAGTTTGGTTTTCCTGCTGGCCACCCAGTGTTTCAGTGCTGATGGCGTCAGGTCGGTTACACAGATTTTGTGTAGCTCACTGAGGGCGCGGAGGCATTTGCGATAACCGTCCATGGTCGAGGGTGAGAGGTTCCGGTTTTCGCAGATCACCAGATACTCTTCCAGATAATCCTTCACCGTTTTTTTCTTCTTTTCATGGCCGAAAAGAGCCGCTTTTTTGGACCGGGGGAAATAACTCAGGTAGTGAAATTCCCCCGTAGCGATCCGGTTTTGTATTTCCCCCAGGTACCTCTCTGCGTATTTAATATTGCGCGGGTTAACTTCCATTCCTGACAGGGGTTCACGGCAAAGAACCCCTTTATAAGTGAATGTCAGCTGAAGTGTGTCCCCTGTTTTGTGTTGCCGCACGGTTATTCCGCGCGGTAAAGCGGATCCCTGCTGTTTCTTGCCCATCTGTTCACCTCATCAAGATCAATCCAGCGTTCACGGACGCCGTCCACTTTTAATACGTGTACGCCCTCCCTCCAGATCTTCCTTTGTATCCGTTTGTTAATGGCTTCGATGGATTCGCCAGTGTTCTGGCAGTAAGTTGAAATAGGCACGCAGTGAAGATTCATGCGATTTTCTCCTGTGAAAGAGGCGAACACATTTCCGGTAAATTGGCCCTTACAAGTGCCTCGGCAAACGGGGGTGGGACGGCATTACCGCAGCGGGCAACCTGTTTATCTTTGGCATATTTGGTGCCGCGATAATCCCTGTCGATGACATACCAGGACGGAAAACCCTGCGCAGCATAGAGTTCATGCGGCTGGAGCATGCGCATGCCGATATCGACAATCTGGTAATCAGTGCCGTCTACCGTGACCAGGCCAAAGCGGTCGTTTGTGGTAACCGTTCCCAGTGGTTCGTCCAGGCCCACGCCGCCTTTTTCATTTCCGTAATACTTCATCAGGAAAGCCCAGACCTCGCCCAGGTGGTTACCGTTTGCCGTGATGGTGTGTGCCGGGCTGTCAGTTGTCTGGCCCGTATTGGTGCCGCGAAATTTAATCAGGTTGGACGTGACCACTGCATGATGATCCGTGGTGGTGACGGTATGCGCTGGCCCATCAACCGCGGCGCCGGGGCCGGTATAGTTTCCGCCGAAGTGTTTAGCCATAAACGCCGAAACGAGCGCGAATTTATTGCCGCCCGCGGTGACTGTTCCGACAGGTTTACCCAGATTCAGTACACGCGGTGCCTGTCCGGCACGTTCCCCGTATCCCATCTGTATCAAGGTCGGACAGACAAGTGCGCTTTTTCCGCCGCCGCCAGCTGTCACAGTTCCCGCAGGATCAGTGGCCGAATGGCCGATACTGCTGCCGAACTGGCGAGAAATAAAAGGTGATAGCCTGGCTTCAACCATTCCAAGAGCATGACCGTTGCCGCCCGGACGTTGAGAGGTACCTGCAGTAATGGTAGGGACCGGATCGGTAATATCCTGGCCGGTTGCCCCGGTACGGAATTTCGTCAGATGTGGCGTGACTACTGCATAGCCCTGTTTGCGCGTGATTGTCTGTAGCGGGTCGTGCAACGACTGTCCGCGAAAGCAGTCATAGCCACCTTTGCTGGTGGTGTGATTGCACTTCACGATAAACGGCGTTGGATTGTCGAGCACGAATCGCTGTATGCCGCGCGCAATCCGTTTCATCGTGTTCTCTGCCAGCGGCTTACTACGCCCAAATATGCTCGGGCAGGGGATAGACCAGTCGATACACTCGGCAGCTGTGCGCCATGGCTTGAGATGTCCGGACTGGACGGCCAGGCTTTTCGGATCACCGTGTGACGGTTCCGGCCAAATAACTGGCTTACCGTCACAGCGCATCACCATAAAGAAGCGTTTGCGGATGGTTGGCGCACCAAAATCACAGGCGCGTAACTCGCGATATTCAACCGCATATCCCAGGCCTTTAACCAGTTTTTGCGCATCTGCACTGTGCCGGCCAATTTGCAGGAAGTCGCATACCTCATCCAGCGCAGGGTGATCCGCATGAACGCCGTTACCCAGCATGCCGACGAAGGCGGCAAAGGATTCACCCGAGCGGGCCGGATCCGGTCGTTCCTCCGTGGGTAACAGTGGTCCCCAGGTTTTAAACTCTTCGACGTTCTCAAGCATGATGACGCGAGGCCGCTTTGCCAGCGCCCAGCGAACAACAATCCATGCCAGACCGCGTATTTCTTTTTTAACCGGCTTACTGCCTTTAGCTTTGCTGAAATGGCGGCAGTCAGGTGAAAACCACGCCAGGCCGACTGGTGCGCCTCCGGTCGCTGCCACCGGGTCAATGTCGAACACAGACTCACAGTAATGAAGGGTGTCAGGATGATTGGTGGTATGCATGGCGATCGCGTTGGGATCATGGTTAATGGCGATGTCGACACTGCGGCCGGTTGCCATTTCAATGCCGGTGCTGGCTCCGCCGCCCCCGGCAAAATTATCGACAATGATTTCTCTCACAGGGTTTGTTCTCCGAAAGTGGCCGTCAGCGACTGCGCTGCAGCAATGATTTCTGTTGAGGGCTGGCGCTCCAACAGCATACGGTTCATGTGATGCATGACCTTGCGCTGGTGCTCGGTAGCGAGTGATTTAAGGCTTGGCAACTGATCAGCTAACAGTTGTACTTCGGCTGGCCAGACATCATTCGCTGACTCTGGGAAGGTGACCGGAATATTGCGCGGCGTCAGACGTTGCGCAGCTCGCTCAATTTGAACCATAAACATGGCACCGCGGGATTCAAGCAGATCACGACTGATGTAATCGAATTTTGGACCTCGCCAGGACTTATCGAAAACCGCGATCGCGGCCCCGAACCCGGCAGACGATTCACTGGGCTGGCCTTCCTCTGGCCGGTACCAGACGGGCAGGTCAAAACTGATTCGGCCCCGAATGAATGCGATATGGTCGGCTTCTTCGGGCCACCAGACTTCGCCAGTTGCCGCTTTAATCAGAAAGACATAGCGACCTCCAGCCTCCCGCATTGCCAGCGTATGGGCCATTATCTGGCGCATCCCGGTAATGTACTGCCCGTCGTGCTGCGAGGCGCGTGAATAGGGCGGGTTGGCGTATGCCGCGCCATTCAAATCTGCCAGGCGTTCCGACCAGTTCTGCGAAAGGGCGTTATCTTCGGCGCTGTAATACGCCTCGCATTTGGCATTACTCTCATCGGCGAAGAGGTCCAGCACGAACGGACCGAACATCGAATTTATTCCCCACCAGAGAGGTTCAGGCGTTCGCCATTGGTCTCCGATCTGCTTTAACTTATGGTTTGGTTGATTTCGGATGTTAGTTAAGGCAATACAGTAATTATTAACTTTTATATTTCCCATAAGATTATTATCCTTTTTGAATATTTAAGTTGATGTCTGAGCTATAAAATCGAGATAAGTCAGATGAATGTTTTTTTATTAAAAAGGTTATTTAATTTATTTTTATGAGATGGTAGTTTCACGAAGTTGAATTGCTCATACTGAACCTAAGCAAGTAAAGTATTGCCTGTGTGAATATAAATTCTAATTTTTCGAGTGATTTAAGGAAGGATTTATGAAGCGTTATGACATACCGCTCGTAGGTAATGAGTATTATTATGAAGGCTTTAGGGCCAATATTATGTCTTTCGTAGTGGCTCTTGTCGGTGTCGTGATTTATTCGGTTATAAAACTATTCCCAAATCCAGACTTCACAAATAACCCATCATGGATAGCAGTTGGAGGGGTTATATTATTGTTATTGATAATTTTCGCTTGGACGAAAAAATTCTCCTATAGATTTTATGTTTTTAATAAATCAAAAGTTCCTACTTACAATCCTATGCGTGCTAAGTTTTGGTCCGGAATATATCAATTGACAATAGGGGTTTTTTGCTCTTTTTTCTTTGATATTTTGTTTTCTGAAGTGACTTTTAGATTGACCATAACCACTTTAGTATTTTTATTTATTTTTTTGATTAGTTTGAATGGATATTCTAAAAATGCTGTTAAAATATCTAATCTTGTTGAGTAGCCGATAGTAAAAGCCATTTGTCCTCTGACGTATTCCTATACGGCTAAGGTTGGATAGATGTCTTCGCTTACAGGCACGGGTAGTACAGAGGAAATAATGAGGACAAAGCTGATCAGCATGGCGATTCCTTAATCGCTGGCGGTTTTACATATCCAACTCTTACCAACTCAACTAGCGACACGCCCAGCGCATCAGCATGTTTCTCACAGGTCGCGATACTGGCGAGTCACGGTTTATATTTTGGTAAACTGCACGCTGTATATCGCCACGGTTGACTGTCAGCTGGTGGATAGAAAGGCCGCTTTTGCGGCAAAGTTTTCGCACTGCCAGATTGAGCGAAAATTTCTCAGTCATGCTGCGCGCGCCTTTTTCTGTTGAGCTGCTGGATTAAGCCATAGGCATTCGGTGCGAACCTTTGTCCCTCTGCCCGCACTGATACGTGACGATTTTTCAGTCTTCTTCCAGCCTCTGAGCATGTCATTGTAAACCTCAGAGTCATACCCGCTGATCATTACCATTCCTGATAACGTTCCGGCGACAGCTAAAAGCTGGGTGTGGCCTTCCTCTGTCATTTCGTGGTTATAGTAACGATTGCCTGCAACACGAGTTTCTGGCATGTAGGGCGGATCTAAATAGTGAAGTGTGGTTGTCGCATCATGGGTGCGCATGACCGTCAGGGCATCTTTATTTTCGATAATGACGCCTTTCAGACGCTGATAAATTGAAGACAGATGCGCCGGATAACTTTCCCAGAGATGGGCAGGGGTAGCGTATTTACGCTTACTGTCACTGCGAAAACCAGAATTGCCGCCGATGCCAGCAGCGGATCCAAATCCCATACAGGCTCTGACAACCATTCTCCGAGCTCGCTCCACAGGTTCATCGTTGAAGTCATGGGCAGAATAAAATTCATCGCGAGAATAGGGAGTTAGAAAGCATGCATCTTGGAGTTTCTGATTCAAAACTGGGTCACGAAGTACCCGAAATAAATTAACAACTTCGCCATCCTTGTCGTTATAGACTTCAGCATAAGAACGTGGTTTTTGTATTAGCACGCTGGCTGCGCCTCCGAATGGTTCTACATAACAAATATGCTCTGGCATTTGATCGATAATCCATGGCGCCAGGCGGAACTTACCGCCGTGATAACGGATTACAGGATGTTTTATTTTATTATTCATAATTATCACCATTTTTAATTATCAATACCGCTCTGAGCACGAACGGACCGAACATCGAATTCATTCCCCACCAGAGCGGATCAGGCGTTCGCCACTGGTCGCCGACTTCTTTCAGCTTGTGGGTTGGCTGCGCGCGCAAATTGTCAAGCGCTGCGCTGTATGGATTAACTGCCAGTTCTGACATTTAAGATATACCTCAGCGGAAAGTGTAACGATGAGAAGCAGGATCAGCACGACCGCCGGGCGGATGCTGGCATAGAAAATATGGTGGCGCGTGAGGTGTCGCCGGATTTTGTATTTCATGAGGAGAGGGCGTAAAAAAACCCACTTAAAGTGGGTTTAAACTGAAAGTCAGTCAACTTTAAGATGGCTGCGGTGGAACGGGACCATTAACTATCTTGCTTACAGTTCCTTGCTGCACACCATACTGGGTAGCCAGCTGATCTTGAGTGTACCTTCCAGAATGGTAAAAATGGTATATCTCGCGTTTGGCTTGTTCAGTTAGACGAGAGCTATGCGTAACATTAGCTATACGGATCATATCATTATAAGCGTTAATGTGACGCTGCAACTCAGCCCTCCCGCGGTTTAACTCGAGCACTGCGGAAGAATATTTATGCATTTCTTCCGGAGATGTGATCGTAGATTGCATCATCCGAACATAGCTATCCACCTTAGTTAAGTGATACTCAAGTTCGTGGATTGCTTGCCTAGTTCTAGCTAATTCTTCGCGGCTAACTTGAGTCTGTTGCTGGTAAACATATGGTTCAAAAGCCATAAAATCCTCAAGGAATAAATGGAATATTTTATGATGGAAATCATACGGCATACATTCCAAATATTCCAATTATTCTTTTTGATCAATAGTCCAGATCGGTCGAATCAGAACATGCGTCTGTCGCAGCACATATCAAGGATTGGCTGCACCATCAGTGCCCCCGATTTTTTGTCACCACGCGTGCGGCGCAGCGGCTGAAGTTGCCGTAATAGTCGCCCTCATCAAACTTAATGACGGTCCCTTCAAAGCCCGGCGATGCGTCCACATAATCGCGTCCGATTCGATGGAGATGCCGCGTGCACGCTGTTTAGCCATGATTACCGCCTTTCAGGTCGTTATAGCGTTGCAGGAACAACACGCGCGCCTTGCGCGGGAGCAGGAACGAAGCTGGTTCGATACCCTCAAGAATCGGCCAGGCAGTACCGTCATCGAGATAGAGATCACGGCGTTCGGTAGCCAGCATGACCAGAGCAGTATGCTTAACGGCGGTGCTCATTTCCGACGGAAACTTAAACTTAGCAGCGATGGCCTCTTCCACTGATTTGATGATGCGTCGGTATTCCGGCAACAGTTGCTTTAGAGGTGACGAAATATCGTTGCAGTAAGCTTCTGCCGCATAGGGCTGCTGTAACGCTTCCAGCGCGAACTCGGGCGGCACCAAATAGCTGACATGGAACGAGTGCTGCGCCACACTATAGAAGTCCTGAACGTGGCCGGTGAAGCGGCAGATATTGGTAAGGACACAGGCGATGTCTACAATACACATGACATCAGTTAACAAGTTGTAGAAGTCGAAATGCTTGCCCGATAGTGTAGTGATCTAGCTGATAACTTCTTCATAAGTAATATTTATAAAATATTGTAAAGCGTTTTTACTAAACTTAGTTTTTATGTCTAATGATAATCTGAGTTAATTAATCTTTAAAAGAATATTTGTTGTCCTTTAGGTTATTGATATAATGCGCTGATAAATATTTTATTTTGAATTTTTATACCTTTCTTCACATAAGGTTCTTAACAAGAAGGAAATTGTTATGAGTACTAAGCCAAATAAAGTTAATGGTCATCAAGAAAACGTTGAAGAAAAGATTTTAAGTGATATTAGAGTCGGGTATGTGATGCCAATAGCAAAAACAGATGGCTACCCAGATACTCATTGGAATGATGTAATGAGTATATTAGATTCAACCGTGCTGGGGTTGGGTATTAGTAAAGGGAGAATAGTCAGTGATGGTGGGGAAATCACTACGATTCATTCCAGGATTGTTAATAACTTGAATGATGATGACATTATAATTTGCGATGTTAGTTCAAGGAATCCCAATGTGATGTTTGAATTAGGAATGCGAATAGCATTTGATAAACCAGTTATAATTATTAAGGATGACGCCACTGATTACTGTTTTGATTCAGGAACAATAGAGCATATTGCTTATCCTAAAGACCTTAGGCACGGTGTGATTAACAAATTTCAAGCTAAGCTTGCTGATAAAATTAAGTTTACATATGAAAAATACATTAAGCAAATTCAGCCAGGAACAAGTCCAATACTCAAAAACTTTGGTTCCTTCGATAAACGCGATGTTCAGCTTGATGAACTCAGTGCAAATGAAAAACTTCTACAAGATATACAGATAATTAAAAACACCTTGGTAAGATTACAAATGTCATCAACATCAGGATTTAACACGGCAAACGATTCAACAAACTATAAAAAAACATTGATTGCCAGATGGTCTGGTAATAACGCTCAAATAAACACAATTCATTTCAGTTCTGATCAATTGAGAGATGCAATTGATTGGGCAGTGTCAAGAGGCTTGGGTTACGTTCTTGAAGATGACAAGTCAGAGCTTAATATTAATGTTGAAAGTCGTGCATTATACGAAGAGCTTATAAAATACTTGGAAATCGTACGTTCGCGAAAGTAA